AGAAGTAGTATTAATTGTATAAATATTTCTTACTACTGCTATACCTATCAATGTATTTGCAAGAGTATAGCCATAAGTATTTAAATTTTCTCCAAGCAATCCAGCAAATATAATTTTATGACCTATTAATTCTTCTAAAGATGGTTTATTATTAAGTAAGGGATTACCTTCTATTATGTTAGGATTTTTTAGTCCTTCATAAGTTGTATAAACATCTAGACCATGTAGTGTCCAGTAAATAATTCTTTGTTGTCTCGTTGGAGGTTCTTTTATTTCTATAAAATTAAAATTATCTCTAAACTTTTTTTCTAACTCTATAACCTCTTCATCTGATATAGGTGGTAAAGTTAAATCTAACTCTGCGTATAATGGACTACATAGTAATCCTAGTAATAATAATCTAATCATTTTGTTTTATTGTTATTGTTGATGAGCTACCACCGTTTACTATAATCTGTGTGCTCTTACCATTTTGTACTAAGATAACAGTATAAGCATTATTTTTATCTAAATCTACTCTTACTGTATTTTCTAATGCTCTAATAAAAGTTATAGTATTATCTGTAGTAAAAGTATTTATTTGTGTATCAGGGTCAAACCCTAATGTTGTACCTTTTAAATCTAAACTAGCTTGAAGTAAAGTTTCAGTCTGGTCAAGCTCATTAACATCCTGTATAATGTCAAGCAAGTCCTCTAAAAAATTCACGTCAAGGTAATTTATATCTAGCTCTGTAAATTCTAAATCATCACTAGCTAAATAGTCTACATCCAAGTCCTCAAACTCAAGATAGTCAACATCAAGTAAGTTACTACTATTACTTGACACACTCTTCTCAGTAACATTTATATCCTCCTTTGGTGGATTGACAATCAACATGTTGTCTATTAGTTCAAGTGTTATATCTAATATTACAGGCTTAGTAGGCTTAGTTTCAAACATAGAAACTGTAGTAGCTTGATAGGGTTGATTAAGTATAACCTCACCTACAGCAGTAGCAACAACTATCTCACCACTTGGAGTACCATCATCTTTTGGTAATAGTATAATTAAACTTTCACCAAGTTCATTTACTGTTACTGTAAAATCTGTACCACGAATTGATACGTTAGCACTTGGAGTACTAATAGCAATGTTCTCTTTATTAATAGTATTTAATTTACCAGTAATAAATCTTGCTGTCCCACTTGCAAACTGCAAAGCCATCTTTGACTTTGATGGGTCAGGGTCATAGATAAACTCATCAATGAGTAACTGTGAGTGCTCTGTTAATCTAACCTTAGTATCATTAAGAAATGTTATACCAATCCTACCATTAGTAGTCTCAACATTATCATAACTTTCAATACCAAAAGACAAGGCAGCATCATAAGGTTTATCCCTTACAATCCTGCCTGTTCCTTTAAATTCTGTTACGCTTCCAATATTAGCATCCGACTGCTGTGCCATTACCATCGTCTTGGATAACACAAACAGTACCAGAATCGCCATTTGAAATAATCTTGAGCCAATCACTTGCTAAAGTACTCTGTTGTTGTATATTAAAGGTTCTTAAACTACCTGTTTGGTCTAAATAAAAATAACCATTAGCATAGCCATCACCATCATAAGTTACAGTATTACTATCTCCATCTATATCTACAAAGGAAGTAGCACCATCAACATCTATATCGAATGTTAAAGTATTACTACTACCATTGATAATCCAATCTAAATCTGTATTACTTGCTATAGCATTTGTAGCTAAATCCAAGTTAAATGTGTTACTGTCACCAGTAGCTTGAACATTTAGATTAGAACCATCAGCACCGTAAGTATTAGTAGGGTCAACTTGAATAGTAAATGCATTTGAATTACCATCAAAATTAAAGTAACCAACAATATTATCTCCTAGTATATCACCAAGAAATGTATTACTGTCACCTATTTGATTTAATATTAAATCCAAAGTATTACCATCCAAATCTAATGGAGTTAGACTTCCAGCAGTAGAGTCAAGCCCACCTATAATGTTACTTGAACCAAGTTGCTCTAAATCTATATTAGCAGTATCACCTGATTGGTCTATATATATTTCGTTGTCAGCCCCGTACAATGACACATTCAACATCATTGCAAGGGTCAATAATTTTAATATTTTCATATTCCCAATACCCTCTTTCTATTCCTATTTCTATTAAATTAAAAACTGCTGTCTCTACTGCCTTTTGCAAAGCAATAGAGCCAACCTCGTTCTCAGCGATGCCTCCTTCTATTTCTACTAGTTCAGTACCAGCTTCAATAAATCGGAAGACATCTTGAGATACACTTGTTGATAAAACATTTTTAGATACCGTAGTCTCTAATAATATTTCACCAGTTGACACAGAAACTAATCGCAATGATATAGTTACTACGTCTTCTCGGTATTGTTTCGTGTTACCTATTCCTAAGTAACGTGCCCCAATACCACCAGATTGAATGTTTGTATCATAACTTATAACTCCACCTTGTACTATAAGACCAGCAAATAGTAAGGGTTGTAGTTTTAAGTCTTCCTCAAAGTTCTCTCTAGTTGACCGGATTAGTTGTCGTTCTTTGGTAAGATTATCTAACCCTACCCTTTCAACAACTCTAAAAAATTCACCATTAGCAGCATGTTTTAAAGCTCTAATAAGCAATGCTTCTGGAGCTTGAGTAACTGCTGTACTAAATAAAGCAAAGCTACTATTACTTTTTCTTTGCCCTGTTAAGTCTTGAAAACTGTTAGCATATACTGCTATAATTGGTTTAATTTTTGCAGGAGGTAAATCAGCTAACTGTGTAGATTGTAAATCTAATACGTTAGCAGGTTCTATTTTCTTTGTTAAAACTAAATCGTTGTTTTTACTTAATACTGCACAACCACTAAAAAGAGAAATCGCCAATAGGCAACTCAATAATTGTTTCATTCCCATCTGCATCTACAATCCTTAATGTTATAATTCCATCTTCAATACTATACTCAATAGTATTACCTTCTAATTCTAATATGCCACTTGTACTTGGAGTCTCACCAAATAAATTTTCTACTAGCTGTCTTGATAGCTGTGCGTATATTCTAGACTCTAAGTTTCTTATAAACCTTGCTAGTGTAGTGTTCTCTTTATCTCTTTCTATTTGTTCTTGAATAGCTTTTAGTTCTTCTTTGATAGTCATCTTTCTTGAAAACTCTTGATTCTCTATGGTAAGATAATGTGCAGAAGTACCTATCCCACTAAAACTGGGATTCTTAAATTGATGTACCATCTCATCAGCTTTTATATCTGTTACTGCAAATAATGCTAATAAAAATATACTTACTAATGTTGCCATCTCAATCTTTTCTTTGGTCATCTCTCTCTGCCTTTGCTATTTTTTCTAAATCAATTAAATTTGGGACACCTACTAAAGTCTTTAACAATACATCTTGTCTAATACTTTGATTGTCCAATGCTCTTACTCTATCAATTAAACTCACAATAATACCATATTGACTATCAAGTTTAGTTGACACCCTTTCTTCCATAGTGTCTAATGCAGTCTGTACTTTTTCATCTAGGGTATCTAGTTTAGTTTCCATACCATCAATAATTCTATTGATAAGTTTCCAAACAAAAATACCTAAACCTAAAGCTGCTGCAATAGGAAAACCTAATTCAGTTATTAGTGCTACTGCCGACTCCATCAGTCTTGCTTATGTGAAGCCCCAAAGTAAAAACTAATAACAGCACTTGCTAAACCACCAAGATAACCTAACACTAGGTTTATTAAAGCCTCACTATTCTGCTCTGGTGGTTGTAATGTTACTAAGAATATATAAGCTAAGAATCCACCTACTGTGGCTATACCCATAATTCTAGCTGTCCAGTCTTTTGAAAACTTACTTCTAGCATCTTGAGTGTCAGCTACTTCTAGTTTAAATACATCAACATCTAGTTCTTTCATTTGTACTTCAAAAGCTTGTTCAGCTTTTTTAAGTTCTAGCATTTGTTCTGGTGTAGCTTCTGCTATACCCTTCTCTATTGATTTAGGATTGTTAGGTACACCTAAAACTTCTGCTATCATATTAGCAGCCATACCACCCATAGGACCACCTAAAGCAGTACCTAGTGTTGGAGCTACAGCACCTACTACGTTTTTTAATAAATTTTTCATAATATATCCTTATATAATATTTCTAATATTTCTTCAAACATTATTCTAAAATCTTGTAGTGTTACAAAAGCCATGTCTTGTTTGACTTGTGTTACCCTATAAGAATGGTAAGCATCTTCTAATTGCTTTTCAGTATACAGAATCATTTTGCTGTAATACTAAATCTTGTAATTCTTTACTACGCCTACCTACTTGACCAAACCAACGACTGTCTTCCATTTGTCTAGCCATCTCATTCCAATCATGTTTTCTACAAGCTGCTAACATATTTTTAAATTTAGATAATCTTGTACCACCTAAATTAAAACACATATTAACTATGACTCGTTGTATAGCTTCTGGTAAGTTTTTAAAATCTTTCTCACCTACTATATGTATAGCTTCTAATAAATGTTTATTAAAATCACTATCATAATACATATCTACTACTTCTTGAGAAACAGCAGTACCAACTTCCCAAGAATACTCAGGGTCTTCTGGCTGACATAGGTGTCCGACACCAAGAGTTTTATAACCTAAACTATCCATGTATATTTCTAACACTTCACCTTCGTGTCTTTTTATTTCAGCTTTACATTGTTCTATGTTCATAATTAATTTACTCCCCATATTTTTTTAGCTTGTTTTATTGTAGCATCATTATATGATTTTTCTTTAGATGATAATGTATGATGATTATATAAATAAGCATTCATAGAAGCTTCTGTATTACCTTCAAATAAAGCCGGTGCTAAGTATTTATCACTACCTTTTGATTCAAACATATTAGAAAGAAATAATGCATCTTGAATACTTTCCGATACAGCAGAAGAATCATTACTATTTAAAATAGGTTGAAATATTTTTGATTGTTCACCTGTAAAAAATCTATTAGTTGCTCTGTTATAAGCTGTCGGTACACTTCCTTCTAAAAATTGATAATAACCTGAAGCAGAACTTTTTAATTTATTTTTTCCCCTAGCTAAATTTTTATTTTTACTTTCAGCAAACTTAGTATTATCTATTAATACTTGTGCATTACGTTTAAATGTATCATAAGAAACATTTTTGTATTCTGGATTATCTTTAATTAAACGAGCATACTCTATTTGTAATACAACATCATTTAAGTCTTTATTAGCTTTACCACCTTCAGCTAATCCAAGTCTAGCCATCTGGTCAGAATAGGGTGCTCCTGTAAAAGGGTCTACTCTGTCTGCTGGGTCTTCTTTAGTGTCAGAAACTTCTGGTCCTGAGACTAAGCCTCCTGTTACTCTTTGTTCTCTTTCTTGTTTACTTTCTAATTCACTTAATTTATTTAAATATATTTCAAATTCAGCAGCTAGTTTTAAAATTTC